CGCACGCCCGTACACTGCCGGCGAGATCTCCTCACGTAGGTTCGGCCCGTTCGGATTGCACGCGCCGGACCTGGGATCTCTGACTGGGCCAGGGCGTCTTCGGGCGCCCTCGGTCCGTGAAGGAGGAAAACATGGGTGTTCACCTCTCACCGGGTGATGCTGCGCTCTGGCTGATCGCGATCGCCCTCTGGGTCTTCGTCCTCTTCGGCGCCAACCTGATCAGCTGATGGCCGCGCGCAAGAAGGGCAACACGAAGGTGCACACGGTGATGTCGGAGTTCAAACGCGGCCAGTTGCATTCGGGCTCGAAGAAGGGCTCGAAGGTCACTTCGCGCCAGCAGGCGATCGCGATCGCCTTGTCGGAGGCCGGCAAATCGAAGCCGAAGCCGAAGGCGAGGAAGAAGAGGCGCTGATGCCGCCTCGGCCCGTTCCCGCGAGCAGGCCACCTCCATCGGGGCGAAGCTGGATCGTTCCGGGCACTGTCGCGAACGAGCCGCCGCCACCGTGGAAACCGCCGCCGCCGAGTCTTGTCGAGGTAACGCCTGCGATCAGGCAGATTTGGCAGGCGACAGGCTTCAAAGGCCCGATGCCCACCCTTTACAAGGATCCGAGCATCCTGCTCCGCGCTCTGGGCACGGCCCCCTGGCCGAGGATCCCCTCCCAGAGCCGGGTCATGTTGTCACCTGAGATGGTGGCGGGTTTGCAAACGCTCGCGCTCCCCCGCAACCGCGACCTGGAGGCGGTCAAGGTGCTGCTGCATGAATTCGCACACACCCGGCAGCCGATGACGCTGAACCGGCCGACCTTCGAGGGCGGCGCAGAGGCGTTCGCGCAGCAGCATCTGATGGACGCGCTGCGCAGGCTGCACATCGACCGGTTCGACCCGACGAACAGCTGGCCCAGCTACGCCTATCCGCAGTTCACCGACAGGATGAGGCAGTCGGGCTGGAACGCTGTCAACCGCGGACAGTTCGGGAGGCGTTAGAGATGCAGATGCGCGTCTTGATCGCGCAGGTGCCGGAACGGGACGTGCTGCTCGCGGAGCTGCTCCAGATCGTCGCCCGCCATCCGGGCAACGACGTCTTCGTGGTCGCGATCGAGACGCCCTGGGGGCAGCGGGCGATGCGCACGGCAAGGACGGTCGACTCCTGGGACCGGCGGCTCTGGTCGGAGATCGAGGACCTGCTCGGCGAGGAGCTGCGGCGCGCCGACGACTGGGACGACGGCGAGGATCTCTAGTCAAGGAGGAGTAATGCCGAAGAAGTCACAAGCCCCGCCGGCCCCGAACCTGTCCGGTGTCTTCCCGAAGAACCCGACGTTCAAGGGCCGCACCGACGTGGGCGGCCAGTACAGGGCCACGCCGGCTCCCTCGCCGCCTGCGGCGAAGCGGCGACCGAGGCCACGTCAGCCGGCGCTCGACCTAGCTCCGAGCGTGCGCGCGCCGAAGAAACAGCGGCCGGCGGCGAAGCAGGCGCCGCACGGCGGCTGGTACACGCGCTAGCGGAAACAGCCCTATATATAAGGTCAGGATCCGAGGGTCGGGTTCTTTACGCGCGCACGACGAGAACGGTGGCGAGCGGCCGGCCGTGCACGGTGAGCTCGATCCAGCGCTCGCCGCCCTCGGAGCGGTGCCCGTGCACCTCGATCTCGTCGTAGCCGTCGGCCCAGTTGCGCAGCGCGGCCTTCACCCAACCCTCGACATCCCATGCAACGGGGCTCTCTTCGTGAGCCTGAATGGACATCGCACCTGAAAGCGTAGCGCTCTGCGGCGTTTTGTAAACGACCTGGAGGTGCTTTTGAAGGTGGCAGCCGTCACGCTCGCGAGCCTCACGCTCGCGACCACGACGTTCGACCCGCACTCTCACCGTGACCACCACCGTGTCGTCGGTCACGGCCAGATCCGCTTCGACGGGGCCGGCCCCGAACGCTGGGCCCTCCGCTACCGGCGCGAGCACCGGCTCGCCGCCACCCTCAAAAAACAACTGCGCCGCCAGCGCCACCTGATCCTCGCCAACTCCAGCGTCAGCGAGGCGATCGAGCTCGCCGCCGCTACCTACGGCGACGGGGAGACGCTCTGGCGTCGCGCTCGCTGCGAGTCGGGTCTGAACCGGTACGCGCGCAACCTGAGCTCCGCGGCGTCCGGCCTGTTCCAGTTCCTCCCGAGCACCTGGCGCTCGACGCCTTATGCGAGGTTCTCAATCTTCTCACCGTACGCGAACGCGCTCGCCGCAGGCTGGATGGGCGCGCACGGCCGAGGCAACGAGTGGAGTTGCAGATAGGAGACCGTTGCCGAAGACGAAGAGGCCGCTCGACGAGATCAGCCCCCAGATGCTGGAGGCGTTCAAGAAGGAGTACGCGCGCCGGCTGAACGAGCGCGCCGCCGCGCTCCAGCACCCCGCGGGGCTCTTGGATCACGTCCAGTGCATCGACGCGAAGACTGGCGAGCGCTTCAGCTTCACCCTTAATGATCCGGACGCCGGTTGGTTCTGGCAGCGCGACGTGCTCGACAAGTGGATCCCGAAGCCGCTCAACCTCGTCCTGAAGGCACGGCAGATCGGGATCACCTGGCTCGCAGTCGGTTACGCGCTCTGGAAGCTGCTGACCAAGCCGGGAACCAGGGTGCTGGTCGTCTCGATCAACGAGGACGAGGCGATCAAGGTCGTGAACCGGCTCTTCGACATGTTCGCCTCGCTGCCCGAGCATCTCCAGTTCGAGGCGAAGATCACCAAACCGTCACGGGACGCACGCCCCTCGACACTGATCGAGTTCACGTTCCCCGACGGTCGCATCTCCAGCTGCGTCGGGCTCCCCTCGACGAGACGCGCCGGCCACGGCGAGGTCGCGACGCTGGTGCTGCTCGACGAGTACGCGCGGCACGAATACGCGCGCGACAGTTGGAAGGCGGTCTTCGCGACCGCGGACAACGGCGGACAGATCATCGTCATCTCGACCGCGAACGGCGTCTCGAACGAGCAGACCGGCGAAGGCAACTACTACCACCACCTCTGGGTCAACGCAGAGCACTACGGGATCGACGTGCAGTTCCTGCCCTGGGACCTGCACCCCGACCGTGACGAGCACTGGTACGCGACGAACGCACAGGCGCTCCCGGCCACAGACAGAGCGGAGCAGTTCCCCCGGACTCCGGAGGATGCGTTCATCAACACCGGGCAGTGCTGGTTCGACCTGGAAGCGCTCGCCTGGTACGCGGAGAACGCGCCGCTCGGGGAGCTGTACCGGATGCGCTTCATCCCCGACGCGACGGGCGCGAAGGCGAAGATCCACCAGGCCGAGCAGGGGCTGATCCGCGTCTATGCGCGCCCCGACCCGAACCACGACTACGCGATCGGCGCCGACGTCGCGACCGGCCGGGGCCTCGACTACAGCTGCGCCTACGTCGTCGACCTGACCTCGATGGCGATCGTCGCGGAGCTGCACGCGAAGCTGGACGCCGACGAGTTCGCCGAGCAGCTGCACTTCCTCGGGCGCTGGTACGGGACGGCACGGCTGGCGGTGGAGATGGGCGGCGGCTTCGGCGAGCCGGTGATCATCAGTCTGCGCGACGGCCGCAAGGGCCGGCCGCACTATCCGAAGCTGTACCGGCACGCGATCGCCGACCGGCCCGATCAGCGGCTGATCGCCAACTACGGCTTCCCGATGAACGTGAAGACCAGGCCGCAGGTGATCAACCAGATCGAGCAGGCGATCCGCGAGCGCGCGATCCCGGCGCTGCCGAGGGCGTTGATCATGGAGTGTCGTACCTTCGTGCGCGCGAAGACGCTCCCGAGTCCTCGCGCCCAGGACGGCGCCAACGACGACCGCGTGATGGCCTTCGGGATCGCGCTGGAGATGTACCGGCAGCTCGGCACGCACGAACGGCGCGTGCAGCGCAAGCCGAAGCGGCGTCCACCGCACAAATACAAGTGGCAGAAACGGAGGGTGGCGTAATGAGCTCAATGGCAGATTTCGCCGGGGCACTCGGCGGCGGGGCTCCGCCCGGTCTCCCGCCCGGTCTCGGCCCCGGTGGGCCCCCGGTCGACCTGGGTGCAGGCGTCGGTCCTCCGGTCGACATGGGGGCACCGCCTCCGCCCCCGCCCGACCAGCCCGAGCCCGGTGCCCAGTACTCGACGTCGCTGGATGCGCTCGACGGCGCCGAGGAGGCGCTGCACGCGTTCATCCAGCTCGACCCGGACGAAGCAGACCGCGCGATGGCAGCGCAGTGCCTGCAGAACGTGCTCAAGCTGAAGGCCGGCAACCAGAAGGCGCAGCAGGGCGGCGAGATGAAGGGCCTCGCTCGCGCCTTGCAAGCCAACGGCGGACCGCCAGGTGGCGGATACTGAGTTGGCCGAAACCGACGTCTACGACCAGTCGAAGGTTCGAGACGCCGTCGGCCTGGTGGTGAAGGCGGTCGAGGACGCGGAGCGCCGCTACCACGACGCCTTCGTCGACCGCTGCGAGCAGCGTTACGCCTCCTACCGCGCTCTCTCCGACGCGCAACCGGACGAAGAGGACTGGCACTCCGACATCACCACGCCGTACGTGATGCAGACCTGCGAAGGGATGCTCTCGACGATGCTGGAGCCGAGTCCCCGGTTCAACGTGCAGCCGCGCCCGAAGCCGGACGAGCCGCTCGAAGAGGTGCTGCAGCGGCTGAAGTCGGTCGACGCCGTCTCAGACACCTTGCGTTATGCCTTGGACCGGGACGGCTTCGCGCGCAAGCAGCGCGATTTCATGCAGCAGGATCTGGTCTGCGGGATCACCGTCCTGAAGGACTACTGGGACTCCGAGTCGCGCACCGTCACCAGCCTGGTGCCCGAAGAGTTGATGCTCTACGACGCCGCCGGCCTGGGGATCGACAGCATCCGGACGCACTCCGAGCAGGAGCAGAAGGACACGCTGGTGCGCGACGACGCCTGCTCCGAGGTCAGGGACGTGCGCGACTTCTTCTGGCCGTCACAGGCCTCGACGGTCAGACGCGCCGAGTGGCTCGTCGACAGGACGTGGGAGTCGTTCGCCTCGCTGAAACGCAAGGAGAAGATCGGCCTCTACAAGGACGTCGACAAGCTGAAGGAATCGAACTCGGTCGCGCAGCTGAAGAAGCTGACCGAGCGCGAGCAGCGCCAGCGCGGCGTCGACCGCACACAGGACCTCGTCGAGGTGCTGGAGTACTGGACGCCGGAGCGCGTGGTCACCGTCGCGAACCGCAACGTGCTGCTGCGCGACGACCCGAACCCGTTCTGGAACGGCCGGCTCCCCTTCGTCGTCTGCGCGGCGATGCCCGATGCGTTCCAGATTCCCGGCATCTCGGTTGTCGAGGCGCTCGCGCAGCTGCAGGAGATGCTCTGGACGCTGCAGAACCAGCGCATGGACGCGGTCCGTTTGCTCGCGAACGTGATCACGATCATCCGCTCCGACGTGGACGATCCGGATGCGTTCGAGTTCGCGCCGAACGCGCAGTGGTTCGTCGAGGACCCGGCGCAGGTCTCGCAGCTCCCGATCGACCCGACCGTCGCCCAGATCACCTTGCAGGCTGAGTCGCTGCTGAAGGGCGACCTGCAGAACATCATGGGCGGCTTGCCGATGGCCTCGGGCTCCGACTCGCAGACGATCGACCAGCAGACCGCGACGGGGGTCTCGATCATCACCACGATCGCCCAGCGGATCATCCAGTCGCGCAAGCAGCACTACCTCTGGGCCTACGCCGACCTCGGCAAGCACTTCCTGTTGCTCTATCAGCAGTTCCTGCGCGACGACCGCGTCGTGCGCGTGCTCGGCTTGCAGGGCTCGCAGGCCTACCGCAAGATCTCCCCGCTCGAAATCCAGGGCGACTTCGACGTGATGATCGACGTCACCAGCGACTCGCTGCTGCGTCAGGAGCGCCGCGCCGAGTCGCAGAGCCTGCTGCAGATCGCCGCCCAGGTGCAGCCGGTCTTCGCCCAGTCCGGGGCCCCGCTCAACCTGAAGGCCTTCATGGAGAGGACGCTCGATGCCTACGACATCTCGGACAAGGAGCGCTTCTTCATGCCGCCCCAGGTCGGCGCCGCCACCGCGGGTGGCCCACCCGGCATGCCGCCTCCGCCTGGTGCCAACGGGCAGGCGCCGGCACTTCCCGGCGGGGTTGCCCTCCCGGCCGGCGTGACCAACGCGGGCGCCGCCGCCGGCCCGATGTCGCCGAACTCGACCGACAGCATCTCGGCGGAGAACGCGATGGCGACGATGCTGCGCATGCGCGGAGGCGCCTCCAATGCGTCCGCGCCGTAGGCTGTCCGAGGTCGAGCGCCGTAACGCGAACGTCCACACGGGGGAGCTCGCGGCGCTCGCACAGCACCCGCTCTGGCCGGCGCTCGCCGCGGAGATCGACGACAAGCAGCAGCGGATCGAGCGGATGCTGCTGAGCGGCGTCCTGAGTCCACCACCGCAGCCGTTCGATCAGCGCAAGGCGGACTTCTGGAACGGCTTCATCCACGGCATGCGCTGGTTCCTCGCGCAGCCCGGTCGTGCCGAAGGCGAGCTGGAGCGCGCATTCAAGAAGGCGGAAGGAGCAAGTAGATGAGCAGCGTGACCCAGCAGATCCTCGACGCCTGGGACGATGACGACGAGTCCACCGAGGGCGCCGTCGTCGAACAGCCCGCCGAAGAGCAGCCCGAGGAAGTCGTAGAGGAGGAACAGTCCGAGCCCGACCAGGAGGACGGCGAGCAGCCGGAAGAGGAAGAGGGTCAAGAAGAAGAGGAGACGGTCGAGGAGGGCGAGCAGGAGGGCGAGGAAGAAGGGGAGGCCGAGGGCGAGGCCGAGGTCGAGGAGGACGACGTTCTCGCCCAGTTCACCGACCCGGAGATCCGCGCCTACCTTGCCAAATACCAGAACGACCCGGAGCGTGCGCTGAAAGCCGCCGTCAACCTGCAGCGCGTGCTCGGCCGGCAGGGCCAGGAGAAGGCCGTCCTGACCCGGCGTGTGCAGGAGCTCGAAGCGGAGATCGCCGAACGGCAGGCTTTCCAGACCGGCGCGCTGCTCAACCCCGAGCAGCAGCAGTGGGTCGGCGAGGCAGCCGAGTCCGGCAACCCGTCCCTCTACGTGCAGCAGGCGGTGCAGGCCGGCGAGTTCGAGCTCGCGCGCGCCGTCTGCGCCGAATGGGCGCGCGAGTCGCCGTACGAGGCGCTGCGCGTCGCGCAGGCGATCGACGGCGCCGAACAGCGCAGCTTCCAGCAGCAGTACCAGCAGATCGAGGAGGAGCCGGTCGACCACGGGCTGCTGCTCGACACGCTTGTCTCCAACTTCCCGGAGATGCCGATCTACGAGACGCAGATGATCTCGACCCTGAACAACCTGGGGCCGGCGCACCCGCTCGTCCAGGACGCGCAGTCGAACGACCTGCGCACCGCGGCGAAGGCGATCATCAACATCTACGAGATCGCGCGCGCGCAGACCGCGAGCGTCAAATCGACGCGCGAACAGGTGCGCGCAAAGACAAAGACTGAAGCCGCCGAAGCACGGCGGCGCGCAGTAGTCAGTTCCTCCAACGCCCAGCCGAGTCCGAGCGAGGCACCCCGGCAGCGCACGATCATGCCGGGTCTCACCTTGGAGCAGCTCGAAGCTGAATGGGAGAACGACTAGGCCGAAGTACGGGCCTCCCAAGCGGAGACACCCCGACGTGGGCCGAAGGGAAACCGTTCCTTCGACACCCGTAGGGAGTGAAGATGGCTGGCACGATCGTTCAGGGCAACGTCTCCACCGAGGAGCAGCTGCCCGATGAGCGTGTCGTCGACATGGACGAGAAGATCCGTGTCCTCAAGCCCGACGACACGCAGTTCACGACCATGACATCGAGAACCACCTCCCGCGTGGCGACGCGCGAGAAGGTGAACTGGCTGGAGGAAGAGGACTTCCCGAGGGTCGTCACGGGCGATGCCCAGACGAACGTCTCGACGGCCCTCAACCTGGGCGCCGGCCAGGGCAAGATCGTCGCCGCCAACGACCTGCTGCGCAACATGCGCACGGGCGAGGGAATCCGGGTGGTCAGCGTCGCAACCGACGCGCTGGTGATCGCACGCGCGGTCTCCGCTTCCATCCCGGCGGTTGCACTGAACGCAGGCGACAGCTACCTCGTCGTCGCCGACGCGCAGCCGCAGGGCTCGGACTTCCCCTCGCCCCGCTACCTGCAGCGGGTGCTCGGCTTCAACTACACGCAAATCACACGCACAAGTTGGTCATTCACGGGTACCGACACCGCGATCGAGCTCTACGGCGGACGGGAGCCGGCGAAGGAAGCGAAGCGTGCGGCGCGTGTGCACAAGAAGAAGTGGGAAGGGATCGGTTTCTGGGGGATGCGCAGCTTCGTCGCTGCCGTCGCGCCGGAGAACGAGCCTCGCGGCACTGCCGGCGGAGCGCTGGAGTTCATCTCCACGTTCAAGCGCGACGTCAACGGCCCCCTGACAGCCGACTTCTTCGACCTCTTCCTCACCGACGTGATGCAGTACGGGACGAGCGACAAGATCTTCTTCGCCTCGCCCCTGATCACCGCGTCGATGTCGAAGTTCAACCGCAGCGGCATGGGCTCCCAGTGGGACCCATCCCCGCGGGAGGTACACGGCGTCAAGGTCGACGCCTTCATCTCGGGCGCCTACGGCTACCGCATCCCGGTGGTCGTGAAGAAGGAGTTCGGGGAGTTCCCGACCGCCAACAAGGGGTTCGGCTCCTACGGCTTCCTGCTCGACATGAACTACATCGAGCGCCGGCCGCTGCGCGACCGTGACACCAAGCTGATCACCGATCAGCAGCCGAAGGGGAAGGACGTCGTCT